CAAATGATCATTAACGTTAATTCTTGTTTTGTACAAGACAAAACCACTGATAATTTTATTCAAAGCATATCTAAACTATATAAAGTGAGCAAAGTTGAGGCAGTTGATAATGGAATTGGAGCACAATTGAAAGTGACAGAAGGAGTTAATACAAACGAAGCTGTTACAATCAATCCGATTGTTGCGTTAACGCCTATTGGAACTTATCCAGAGCTTAATCAAATCAGAAGAAAGTTTAATTTAAGAGTGGATCATGATGGAGAGGTAGCTCTAATGGTATGTGATGAAGGAATCTTTGAAAGAAAAGTTCAAGATGAATTAAAAGATTACTTTAAATTTGCTCTTGATAAAGAAATTGAAAGAAAAGATGTAATTCTTGCTTTATAGATAGGTGATCAGTATGAATAGAAATAGATCTATATTGGATATTGAGGGTGGAAATATCATCCGACAAATCGATAACGCATTAGAGCAAGTGATGTTCAATATCAATGATGAAAGCACGGATTTAAAGGCGAGAGAAATTAAGGTAAGCATTAGAATCACACCAAACAAAAAAAGAAATGAATTGACAGTAGGGTATAAGGTTACACCAAAACTTTCACCTAAATTAAACGAACCTATTACATTAGTAAATACGAGAGAATTCGAACCTGCGACAGGTGAGTTCTTAGGTTCAAAACTTTCAGAATTAGGTGGTGTTGTTCAAGGTCAAATCAATCTTGATGGTGAAGTTGCTCCAGAACTTCCACCAATTGTTGTTGGTTCAAGGCTGCAAGAAAAAAGAAAAGTAGTAAATGCAAATAATAAGTTTCAAGGGGCTATAGAATAGCTCCTAAAAAAGGAGTTATTTTATATGGGAAATATTCAAAAAAAAGACGGGTTTATATTTTATAAAAGCTTTTATGATTCAATCAATGCACTTGATGAATCTATGCAGCTTGAGGTTTATAAGGCACTCGCTGGGTATGGTTTGACAGGTAAAATGAGAGATGATCTTTCACCAATAGCAAAGGCACTTTTAACGGCTATGATTCCAACGATTGATAACGCTAATAAACGTTATGTTGCAAGTGTTGAAAATGGGAAAAAAGGTGGTCGACCTAAAAAAAATAAAGAGGTTGTTCAAGAAATAAAAGAAAACCTAGAAGAACCTAGTCATAACCTAGAAAAACCTAAACAAAACCTAAATAAACCTAGCCATAACCTAAAAGAACCTAACCCTAACCCCTATGTATCTGTATCAGTATCTGTATCTGATACAGATACATTGATAAAAGATAAAAAGATAAAAGAGAAAGATAAAACTGAGGAGCAGGCTCCTCGTTTAAACTACATTACTGAATGTCTTTTAAAAAAAGGTTTAATCTTAGAAAACGAAGTAAGTTTTGTTGATGACCTTGTAAATACGTATCAGCAATCTTTTAATGGCATTGATATCAATTGCAAATGTGAGTACATTTTGAAAAAAATGAAAACTAAACATTTAAAAAATCGGATGAATTATTTTAAAAGCGCATTTGAAAAGAATATTTATCAGGATTTTCAAAAAGAAAGCAACTATGTAGAACCAGTTGAGAAAATACCGATTGATAATGAAGCACTTTCTATGCTTGAAAAGTACGATTAGGAGGAAAAGAGCATATGATTGTTCAGGTTGTACAGGAAAGTCCCCAAGAAAAAATTAGAATTGGTGGGACAAAGGATTGTAACAATGAGTTTATTCTTTTATCAGCAATTTCTTTGCTTGTGTATGTTTCTAAAAAAGAAAATTTAGGAGTAGACGAATTGTTGGACAATTGTCATTTAAAAATCAAAGAAATGAAAGTAAAAAATTTATAAAGTAATAAAAATGTAAAAATATTCAAATGTGAGGAGAATGAACATGGCGAAAAGAAGAGTAAAAACGTTCAAAGGTCAAAAAGAAACGTTGCCAATCAAAGATAAGAGATTATTGAATTCTTTTATGAATAATCTTCTTTTAAAAAGAGATCTTGCGACAACTGATGTAAAAAGATATCAAGCTGATCGTAATTATATGATTGCCTTATTAGGCTTCAATACTGCTTTTAGAGCAAATGATCTTTTACAGTTAAGAGTTATTGATGTAAAAAAGGGCTATGTTCATATCAAAGAGCTTAAAACAGGCAAAATGCAACATTATCGTATGGATAAAAGGCTTCATAAAGATGTTTTGGATTACATTGAAAGAAATCATCTTGCTGATCATGATTATCTTTTCAAAGGTCAAAAGAAAAAACAATCAGGTATTTCTTATGTTTTGCCTTTGACACGTGAAATGAGCTACAAGATCATGAAGAAAAATGCAGATGAGGTCGGTGTTGTTTCTACTTTTGGAATGCATTCCCTTAGAAAAACGTTTGGATATTTTTATATTAAAAATGGTGGCAATGTTATTACTCTCATGAAAATGTACAATCATGATGAACCGGCAACAACCCTTAGATACGTTTGCTGGGAAAATGATGATGCTGAAAAAGAAAGAAGCAGGGTATACATTGCTGCTACAAAGTAGAAATGAGGTGGAATAATGCCAAGAAATAAACTAACGGATATGCACAATATCTTGATGGAACAATTAGAAAGACTGAATGATGATGATCTAACGGATGAAGAACTTCAAGCTGAAATAAAAAGAAGTAGGGCAATGGCAGATATAAGCGCTCAAATTGTTGATAATGCCAGAGTTCACATTGAAGCCGCTCAATTTCAAGCTGATTACAATCGGGAAACTCCTGTGCTTCCCAAAATGTTAGGTATTGAAAGTAAAAAATGAGTATGAGATATACGCAGGAAATGCGTGATTACATTCTTGAAATTGCTCCTGGTCGGTTGAATTCTGAAATAGCAGATATGTTCAATAAGAAATTTGGAACGAATTTGAGTGCTAAAACTATGAAAAGCTACAAGGATAATCATAAAATTATATCTGGGATTTCTAAAATAGATTATTCTAGAATTAAACACAAAAAGCTTTTGAATGATAAACAGGTCGAATATTTAAAAGAGATTTATCAAGGCATCAGCAATAGAGAGTGTACAAGACTGATTAATGAAAAATTCAATACTTCTTTTTCATGTCAGCAAATAAAGGCACAAAAAAGAAATCTTCATTTAATTTCAGGGCTTACGGGAAGATTTGAAAAAGGATCTAGACCAGCCAATCCGATTCAAAAAGGAGAACATCTTTCGGTTGAAACTGAATTTCAAAAAGGACATACTCCCAAAAACTGGGTACCTGTTGGCGCTGAAAGAAAAAGGTCGGATGGATATATTTATGTCAAAGTATCTGATGAAAGAGGTGTCAAATATTCTCACTTGATCAATTGGAAGCCAAAACATATTTTGTTATGGGAAAAGGAATATGGACCCATTCCAGAAGGTAAATCACTGTTGTTTTTAGATGGAAACAAAGAAAATGTAACACTTGACAATCTTGCTTTGATTACAAAAGCACAAAGACTGATCATGTGTAATAAGAAACTGATTTATGATGATCCCAAACTTACAAAAGAGGGAATATTGATTGCTCAAACATTAGAAGCTACTTACAAGAAGCAAAATGAGTTGAAAGAAAAAAGGAGTAAAATACATGGAAATAAAAAATCAATTAAAAGAAATGTTTCAAATGCAAAAATCATTAAATGAAAATATTTTAAAAGAATTCGGTGAACTAAGCATGACTTCTGATAAATTACAAATGGCAATTACGGATGAATTAGGAGAGTTAACTCATGAATTGAAAGGTAGATGGTGCTGGTGGAAAAAGAGCCAAAAACCTGTAGATAGAAAAAGGGTATTAGAGGAATTAGTGGATGTTTATCACTTTGTAATGACCTGGGAATTAAGATACGGACCTGTAGCTGGAGATATTAATGGAATATTAGAATACTATAAAGATGCAATTAATGAATATGAAACAGATATCAGTGCTTTAGAACTTCATAAACTGATTTGCATAGTAATATTCAGAAAAAATAAATTAATGAATTTATTAGTTTTAAGTAGAAGATTAAATTTCACATTTGATGAAATCTATCAAGAATACCTTAGAAAGAACAAAATCAATTATGAAAGACTTAAAAATGGGTATTGATTATGACTGATAAAGAATGGGTTGAACTATGCAATGAACGTCATATAAAAGTTATTGATTTTGACTATAGAAACTGTACAAGAGATGAAGCTATTGCTGCTTTAGATTTATTAGAAGAAGCACATTCTATAGCATTTCCAAATCTTTATGACGAAGATAATAAGCAACACATTATGAGTTGAAAAAAAGAAAGAGGAAGTGAGAATAAATGACAATTAGAGAATATTTTGAAAGAGAAAAACATCCTGTTGAAAAATATTTAATTCAAAGAGCAGGAAAAGCAACAATAGTTGTACCAGAAGTGGAAAAAAACAATCTAAACAATCTAGGTGGTAATCTATTAGATTGTGAAATAAAATCAGTTTCATTAGATTCAATAAATGAGTGTGATGAAGCAACGATTACTATCCGTATTTAAAAAAGAGGTAACAAATGAAACATCCAAAAAGAATTAATTTAGCAATGAAGAAGTTGATTACTGCTAATGGATTGAATCCTAAAGATTATTGGTTTCTAAAAAATACGATAGATTCTTTAGTGATAATTCATAAAGAGACAAGCAAAGTAATCACATTGAAAAAGTGTAAAAAATAGTGTGGTTTACGATATTCAATGTCCAAGGTTAAATTTTTAAGAGTAACAATCCACAAAAGTGTTGATAAATCAATAGAAAGCATGGAGTTTCAAGAATATAAAAAATTTAACACTTTTAGGGGTTATAAGTAATTTATTAAGTTATGTTTAGTGTAAAAAATTCTGCAAAACAGAAAAAAATATTGTACTTTTAAGAAATACATGGAATGGCTGAGTATAACGAACATCTTTAGCATGATTAAAAGAACTAAAAACACAAGGAGGATAACAAATGCATTTAACAATACACACATTACCAATTATTCGAAATGAAATTCGTACGTATAAGAGTCTAATCAAAGAACGTGACAAATTAATCAACGATTATGAAGCACCTCTTAAAACACTTAGAAATAAACTTTTAGAGGTTGAAGAAAAATTGGAACTTATTAAGTCTCCTGGTAAAGGTGATGGATTAGGTGGTTTTGTTCAAGATAGTGCTGACAAGTATAACTACTTGATTGATAAAAAGGATCAATTGAAAAAATCAATTGTTGATTATATTCAGTCAAATGAAAAAGATTACTTAGAAGATCTAAAACATTGGGATGTACGTATTGCTACTGTTGAGTATTATCTTAACAAGATGGATGCACTTGATAGAAAATTCATAGAGGACTTCTATTATAATCTTTCAAAAACACAATGCTTACAACGTTATAATATCGTTAACAATAAGAGTCTTTACCGAAAAGCCGACAACATCTTACTGAATTTACTAAAAAAAGATTAAAAAAGTGCTTCTATGTGGAAGATTCCCTCTTTATTTGGTGCTATTATGTTATTGTGAAGTTTTCAAAAAGATGACATCCACAATGTCAACGCTTTGTCTTGAATTCATTTACGATTGATTTGTTGTCAATTGAAGTATTATGAAAAGCTCTTGTTTCAGGAGCTTTTTGTTTTGTTTAAAAATGGAGGTATAACTTATGGCAGTTAAAAGATTGGATAGAGATGGAGCACATAGAAAGCAATTTGAAAACAACAAGAAAAGAATATATGCTACTCAAACTATATGTGGGATTTGTGGAAAGCCAGTAGATTTCAGCTATAAATATCCACATCCATTGTCACCATGTATTGATCACATCATACCAGTAGCAAAAGGTGGACATCCAAGTGATTTAGATAACCTACAATTGGCTCATATGACATGCAATAGACAAAAGAGTGATAAAATCTTTGCTAATAACACAATAAAAATCGAAAAGGTCATATCAAACAGGATACTGCCACAAATAATTGATTGGAAAACGTATCAAAGCAAAAAATAATCGTTTTTTAGGACGGGGGCATACCACCCCTAAAAACGCGTTCTCTGGACTTCACGCCGTACTGTGAATATTTTCTCACGGATTATGAAAACGGCTCTCAAAACGAAATTATGAAAGGAATAGAAGATATATGAAATACAAAGGAATGGGATATTTAAGAAGAAAACTTGCTAGCAGGAAAGATAGATGCGAAACAAGATATGATTATTATGAAATGAAAAATCAAATGGTTGATATTTCAAGTGTAATTCCACCTGAATTTAGATGGTTAAAAGAATGTTTAGGATGGTGTTCAAAGGCTGTTGACTCTATTGCTGATAGAATTTCCTTTGTTGAATTTTCTAATGACAATTTCAATATGCAAGAGATATACGACATGAATAATCCTGATGTGTTGTTTGACAGTGCAATTATTTCATCATTGATTACATCATGTTCTTTTATTTATATTTCTCAAAAGGTTGGAGAAATGCCTCGACTACAGGTAATTGATGGAAGACATGCAACAGGGATTATTGATCCTATTACAAATATGTTGATTGAAGGATATGCCATATTAGAGGAAGATGTTCTAGGAAATCCTATTATTGAAGCATATTTTATTCAAGGAGTTACGTATTTTTATGAAAGAGGTGAAAAACCTTATAAAATCAAAAATAAAGCTCCGTATCCACTGTTGGTTCCAATTATTAATAGACCTGATGCTAAAAGACCATTTGGACATTCAGTTATTTCAAGAGCATGTATTTCTATTCAGCAAGCAGCAATGAGAACTCTAAAAAGAAGTGAAGTTTCTGCAGAGTTTTATTCGTTTCCTCAAAAATATGTCTTAGGACTTGAACCAGGAGTTGAAATGGATAAATGGAAAGCAACCATTTCATCATTGATGCAAATTTCAAAAGATGAAGATGGAGACAAACCAACAGTTGGCCAATTTGCCCAACAATCAATGGCACCCTATGTTGAACAACTAAAAATGTTGGCCAGTCTTTTTGCTGGTGAAACAGGGTTAACATTAGATGATCTAGGTTTTTCTACTGAAAATCCATCAAGTGTTGAAGCAATCAAGGCACAACATGAAAATTTAAGATTGAAAGCGAGAAAAGCTCAAAAAACATTTGCTACAGGATTTATAAATGCTGGATTTTTAGCAGCATGTTTGAGAGATGGTTATACATATTCAAGAGATCAAATTTATTTAACAAAAATCAAATGGGCACCGATTTTTGAACCAGATGCTTCAGCTCTTTCAGTTATTGGAGATGGAGCAATTAAAATCAATCAAGCTGTACCAGGATATTTTGATAAGGACAATCTAAAAGAACTTACTGGAATCGATTATAGTACATCTTCATCAACTTCAAATATAGATGATATGTTTAAGGAAGAAATAGATGAATAATGATATCGTTCCTTCTTTATTAGAAGAAATTCAAAAACAGTTTGATGAAGAAATAAAAGCTAATAAAAAAATAAAATCAATTTTAATAAAACAGAAGCAGGGAGCGGTAAATTATACCGACTCTCTTTCTTTTGCAAAAGAATTAGGAGTTTCTTTAAAAAAAGTAATACAAGAAAATATCAATGAAGAAATGCTTCCTGATGGAAAAATGTATTACAACATTGCTCAAAGATTACTTGAACCAATGATCAAACAAAATTATGACTTGGTATCCAAACAATGTGAGGCTACACAAAATATTTTGAATAAAAAAGCTGATTTAGGATTAAAAGCAATTGTTCCAGAATATAACAAAGAAAAAACAGCAAGTATCATTGATTATATTTCAAATGCTGATAAGTACTCCCAACGTGAAAAAAGTTTTCTTGATTCATTGGAAACCAATGCAAAGTCAGTCGTAGATGATTCAGTTCGAAAAAATGCTGATTTTCATTACAATGCAGGGTTAAGACCTAAAATAATTAGAACAACAGTTGGGAAAACATGTAAATGGTGTCAGTCAATGGCTGGTGTTTATGATTACAGTAAAGTTAGCAATACAGGTAATAATGTTTTTAGAAGACATGCGAATTGCGACTGCACAGTAGTTTATGATCCTGAAGATGGCAGTAAGAAAGTACAGGATGTTTGGAGTAAAAGGATTGATTATAGAGAAAATATTAGGAAAAATTCAAGTTTTATGGGTGCAAAGAAACCATTCAGTATGAAATTAGGAAAAAAAGAGATTTCTTTTGTTACATATAAAAATGACAAATATCCTAATATCTATTGTCAAACATATTCGCAGAATTCAAAAAGAATGTGTGAATACTTAAATACTAAAATAAATCAAGAATATCGATATGGAAAAATAAACAATATCGTGGTGGTTCAAAAAAATGCATTACAGGGTATTGCCTGTTATGATCATATAAATAATGATTTATTTATATGTGAAGAACTGATAAGCAATAAGTTTTCACAGATTGTTGATACTTCATATTTTCTATCTAAAAATTTAGATGATGTATTAAATCATGAACTAGGTGGTCATAAAAAACATTGGGAAGCTGTAAGAAAATATCAACAAGCAAACAATAAGAGTGAATTACAAGCCAAAAATAATTTAGAAGAAAAACTGAGAAATTATGTGCTTAATCAGGAAACAAATGATATAATGTATATAAGAAAAAACGTAAGTCAAAATGCACAAGAATCATTTAAAAATACAAAATCATTGAATGAATTGATAGCAGATTGTATTGTTTTGAACAAGCAAAACAGTGTTTCTGATGAATTTTTAGACAGATTAGTTATGGAGGTGCTTGGTTATGATGGTTAATCCCACAAAAAGGCAAAAAGAACTTATTAAAATATTTGAAGAAGAAGTTGCTCCTTGGTGCTATGTTGATAAAAAAACAGGTGAAATCAAATTAAAAGAAGATGCACCAAAAAATATTAAAGACAAGTATTATTTATATATGAACAGTTAACCGACAGTAGTCGGTTTTTATTTTGCTTAATTTAAGGAAAGGAGATTTTTATGGCACAAGGATTAAGACCTCATAGACATGTATGCTTTGTAAGTGATATTCAATCATATTACGATAAGAAAAAGCATCAAAAAATGAAAAAAATTACTTTTGAGTGCTATATACCTAACTGTAACTATTGTTATTCAGTCAGTGAAGAGTATCGACCACCACCAAAAAAAGCGAATATGAAGTAGGAGGTAAAAGGAATGTCTGAAAAAAGAATTGGAAGACAAACTCCTACAACTTCGTTAGTGCTTCCTTATATTGAAACAAAAGGGAAGGAAGCGGTAGAAATTTACAACAAAACCGGCAGAACTGCTAGAGAGTGGCAGGAACTATTGATTTATGACATATTAGCAATCGATAAAGAGGAAATGTGGGTTCATTCCCTTTTTTGTTATAGCTTGCCTCGAAGAAATGGGAAAACTGAAGATGTTATTATGAGAATCATGTGGGGAATAACTCATGGTGAAAAGATACTCTATACGGCTCACATGATTTCTACAGCACATTCAGTTTTTGAAACAATATGTGCACTGCTTGATCAGGCGGAAATAGAATATACGTCAGTCAAGGCAAAAGGTTCGGAAAATATTCGTTTATTGAACGAAAAAGGAAAAGCCTATAAATTAGATCATCTTGTTAATTTTAGAACTCGTTCTAATACAGGCGGTTTAGGTGAAGGATATGACGTGCTGGTTATTGATGAAGCACAGGAATACACGATTGATCAAGAAAGTGCGCTAAAGTATGTTATTTCAGCAAGTTCCAATCCTCAAACCATTATGTTAGGAACACCACCAACTGCAATTTCTCATGGGACAGTATTTCAAAAAATGAGAGATAAGGTTCTAGAAGGGAAAAGCAAGAATACAGGCTGGGCCGAATGGTCTATTGAGCATATGCATGATCCATATGATAGAGATGTCTGGTATGAAACTAACCCGTCCTTAGGACAAGGATTGACAGAACGTGTAATTGAAAATGAAATTACATCAGATGATGTTGATTTCAATATTCAAAGGTTAGGACATTGGCTATCCTATTCACAAGGCAGTGAATTTTCGAAAAAGGAATGGGAAAATCTCAAAGTTGTAACAGTTCCCAATTTTCAAAATAAGCTTTTTGTGGGTATCAAATATGGAGTAGATGGGAAACATGTTGCCATGTCGATTGCTACAAAGGTAGATGAAAAGATTTTTGTTGAATCGATTGATTGTCAAAGTGTTAGAAATGGCAATACATGGATTATTTCATTTCTAAAAGAAGCGGACATAGAAAAAGTTGTTATTGATGGAAGTGGCTCTCAACAGATATTGAGTGATGAAATCAAGGACTACGGAATAAAGCTGAAACCTGTACTTCCTAAGGTATCGGATGTGGTTGTAGCAAACAATATGTTTGAACAGGCAGTTACATCTTCAAAAAACATATGTCATAATGACCAGCCATCTTTAAAACAAATTGTAACCAACTGTAAAAGAAGGGCGATTGGTACAAATGGCGGTTTTGGATTTAAAGCAATGATGGAAGAACATGAAATAGCATTGCTTGATAGTGTAATCTTAGCCCATTGGGCATGTGCAACATACAAAGGGGTTAAGAAAAAACAAAAAATAAGTTGTTAAGCGAACGAAAGTTCGTTTTTTTTATGCAAATTACGTTACTAACGGTAAATAGGAGAAATACAAATGAGTGAATTTAAAGAAATTAAAACACAAGAAGAATTTGATACAGCTATCAAAGAAAGATTGGCTAGAGAAAACAAAAAATATGAAGGATTTGTAAGTCCTGACAAATTAGCAGAATTAAAAGCCGATTATGAAAAAGAAATCAGTAAAAAATATGAAGGTTATACTTCACCAGATGACCTAGCAACCATGAAAAAAGAATATGAAGGGAAAATTGCAAAATATGAGTCCGACTCAGTAAAAACGAGAATTGCAAATGAAATGGGATTGCCTTCAGCTGTCGCTTCACGTTTAAAAGGTTCTACTGAGGAAGAAATTCGTAAGGATGCTGAATCATTTGCTGGCTTTTTTCAAAAAGAACCACCTTTAGCAACAGGTGAACAAACAGTTGCTAATGAAGAACAAGCAAGAAATGTTGCTTTAAAGAAATTATTAAAAAATTTAAGACAAGGAGATTAAAATAATGGCAGTATTAAGCAAAGGAAATTTATTTGATCCTGTATTAACAAAGGATCTAATCAACAAAGTAAAAGGAAAATCAAGTTTAGCTGTTTTATCAGCGCAAACACCAATTCCATTTAATGGTTCAAAAGAATTTACTTTTTCTATGGATAATGAAGTAGATATCGTAGCTGAAAATGGTAAGAAAAGTGAAGGCGGAGCTTCAGTGGATCCAGTAATTATTGTTCCAATCAAATTTGAATATGGTGCTCGTGTTTCTAATGAATTTATGTTTGCAAGCGAAGAAGAACAATTAGATATTTTAAAAGAATTTAATGAAGGATTTGCTAAAAAAGTTGCTAGAGGTTTAGATATTGCTGCATTCCATGGCTTAAATCCTAGAACTGGCGAAAAATCTGCAGTAGTAGGAGAAAATAACTTTGATAGTAAAGTTACACAAACCGTTACTTATGCAAATGATAAACCTGATGATTGCTTAGATACAGCAATTGCAACAGTTGAGGATGCTGATTGTGAAGTAACAGGTATTGTAATCAATTCTGCAGTACGTAGTGATTTATCAAAAATGAAATCTACGACAGGAGATCCATTGTATCCTGAGTTCCGCTTTGGTGGTAAACCATCAACATTGGGTTCTCAGGCATTAGATACAAATAATACAGTATCATTTGGTTCAGAAACAAAAGACCAAGCAATTGTTGGTGATTTTGCTAACATGTTCAAATGGGGATATTCAAAAGATATTCCATTAAAAGTTATCGAATATGGTGATCCTGACAATTCAGGAAAAGACTTACAAGGATATAATCAAGTATATATTCGTGCTGAAGTATTCATGGGATGGGGAATCCTAGATGCTAATTCATTTACAAGGGTGGTAAAAGCATAATGGCAACATATAGGAATAAAAAAACAGGTGCAACCATCAATATTGATTTGATTATCAGTGGTGGTGATTGGGAAATTGAAGAAAAAAAGAAAAAAGAACCTAAAAAGAATGCTGATAAAGATGTGCCACCTAAAGATGGTGGAGCTGATGAGTAATGATACCATTTGTAACAATAGATGATGTTACTTTGCTGTTTAGAGATTTAACAGTAGCTGAAACAAAAAAGGCAACAATTTTATTAACTGTTGTTTCAGATTGCTTGAGACAAGAAGCAAAAAAAGTTGGGAAAAATCTTGACCAAATGATAGAAAATGGAGATGTATATGAAAATGTAGTTAAAAGTGTATGTGTTGATATTATTGCTCGTAACTTGATGACCTCAACCAACAGCGAACCTATGGAACAGATGTCACAATCAGCTCTTGGATACTCTGTATCAGGTACTTTTTTGGTACCTGGAGGAGGATTGTTCATTAAAAAAAGTGAGCTTGCCAGACTAGGTTTGCGTAGACAAAGAATAGGTGTAATTAATATTTATGGCAATGATTAAAGGTATTCCTGTTGTTTTATTACAAAAAATAAAGGTTGATGAAGATCCTTTTGGACAAGTTATTTATCGAGAACGAGAAATCATAGTTGAAAATGTTCTTGTTTCACCATCATCAGCCAATGATATTATTACTTCACAAAATTTAACTGGTAAAAAAGCAGTTTATACACTTGCCATTCCTAAAGGTGACCAAAATTCTTGGGAAGATAACAATGTTGTTTTTTTAGGAAGAAAGTGGCATGTATTAGGTTTTGCAATTGAAGGAATAGATGAAAATATTCCTTTAGACTGGAATAAGAAAGTAATGGTAGAAAGATATGGCTAAAATAGTACTTGATAAAAAAGGTGTAAGGGAATTACTTAGATCTCAAGAAATGATGGATATTTGCCTAGAACATGCAGAAGCAACCAAAGCAGCTGCTGGTGGTGAAGGGTATGAGATATCTTCTCATGTTGGAACTAATCGTGTAAATGCATCTGTTAGAGCAGATACAATAGAAACAATAAAAGATAACTACAAAAACAATACATTAATAAAAAGTTTGAGGTGATAAAAATGATTGAAGAAATTGTTTTTAATTATCTTAAAAACAAATTGAATGTTCCTGTGACATTTGAAAATATTAATGAAGTTGAATATGTACTCATTGGTAAAAGTGGCAGTAGTAGATTTGATTTTACAAACACGGCCACTTTTTTTATTCAATCGTATTCGTCTTCAAAATATAAAGCATCTTTACTCAATGAAAAAGTAAAGGATGCCATGTATGACTTAATTGAGTTGGATGAGATCACATCATTACATCTCAATAGTGATTATGATTATACAGATACAACAACAAAGAAATATCGATATCAGGCTGTGTTTGATATTGGATATTTTTAGAAAGGAGTAGATATAGATGGACGCAAAAAATGTAAGTGCAGCTAAACCTAAAATAGGTGGTTCAGTATTTGTTGCACCTCTAGGTACAAAGCTACCAGAAGATGCAAAAAGTGAATTGGATACTAAATTTAATTCATTAGGATATTGTTCAGATGACGGAGTCTCAAACAATAACTCACCTGAAACAGACACTCAAAAAGCATGGGGTGGAGCTGTTGTTTTAAATTTATTTTCTGGAAAAGAGGATACATTTAAATTAAAGTTGATTGAAGCATTGAACGTAAATGTATTGAAAACAGTTTATGGATCCAGCAATGTTACTGGAGATTTAGATACTGGATTAACAATCAAAGCTAAAAATGAGGAACCTGAACAGTTTTCATGGGTCATTGATATGATTCTAAAAGGGAAAATTTTAAAAAGGCTTGTTATTCCATGTGCTGGGATTACTGAAATTGGTGAAATTAAATATTCTGATAGTGATGCTATTGGTTATGAAATAACTTTTTCAGGAGTTCCTGATGAAACAGAAACATCCCATTATGATTATATGATCAAGAAAAAAGAAGGAGAGTAATCTAGATGAAGATAACTGGTATTACAAAACAAGGATTTCATTATTCTGTAGATGATGCAGTAGGTGATGATTGGGAACTTATTGAAATTTTAAGTGAAATGAACAATGATGAATATTTAAGTGTTGTTCCTTTTGCTAAAAAACTTTTAGGAAATGCCCAATATGAAAGATTAAAAAAATTCTGTAGAGATAAAAAAACGGGTAGAGTTCTTACAAGCAAAATGCAAGAAAACATCATGGACATTTTTAATTCAAATAAAAAAGTAAAAAACTAGTGATCCTCGCCAACATGATAAAAACTGATGAGGATGCTTTAATTTGTGATTTAGCAGAAACTTATCAAATATATGATTATAAGTCGCTTCCAGCATATATGGTTGCGACTTTTTCAGTTGGTTTGAGGGAAAATTCAAGAATAAAAATGAAGTTGAGCAATCAAAAGGTTCCTTTTGGGGAATTGCTTTTATCAATGATTTCAGATGAATTGACAAGATTGATTTGGATGAAAACAGAAGATGGTGCAAAAGGCATCAATCCTCCTAAATCGATAGTATCACTTATTTTAAACAATGGAGAAGAAAATACTGTCAATGATGGTTTTCAAACTGTTGAAGAATATGAAAAAGCAAGATTAGAGATTATAAGGGAAGGAGGATAATATGGCAACCAATTTAGCAAAAGCATATGTTCAAATTGTTCCCTCTGCTGAAGGAATGAAGGGCATGATTGAACAGGTCATGGGGAAAGACCTTGAAGAAGCAGGAGAAAAAGCGGGAAATTCAATTGCTTCAAAAATAAAGAATATCATTGTTGCTGCTGGAATTGGAAAAGTTGTATCTCAGGCTTTTACCGAAGGTGGTGCTTTAGAACAATCTTTAGGTGGGATTGAAACGTTGTATAAGGAAAACGCTGATAAAATGAAAGCTTATGCAAAAGAAGCCTATAAAACATCAGGTGTCAGTGCAAATGCTTATATGGAAAATGTTACTTCATTTTCAGCGTCTTTGATTTCAAGTTTAAAAGGCGATACAAGTAAGGCGGCTGACATAGCTAACCGAGCTATGCAGGATATGTCTGATAATTCCAATAAATTTGGTACCAATATACAAGATATTCAAAATGCATATCAAGGTTTTGCAAAGCAAAACTATACCATGCTTGATAACTTGAAGCTTGGATACGGTGGAACAAAAGAAGAAATGCAACGACTTCTTAAAGATGCTCAAAAGTTGAGTGGTCAAAAGTATGATATTAGTAATCTAGCGGATGTTTATACAGCTATAGGAGTTATACAAGATAACTTAGACATTACAGGAACAACCGCCAAAGAAGCAGCTACTACGTTTAGTGGTTCATTTGCTTCAATGAAAGCTGCAGCACAAGATTTTTTAGGAAATGTTGCTATTGGAGGGGATGTTACAGGTGCCTTATCCAATTTGATTACTACAGCTTCTACATTTCTTTTTGATAATGCTGTCCCAATGGCATTAAACATTGTTCAGGGATTTGCTACTGCATTGATATCAGCAACACCTATTCTATTTCAAAAAGGTTATGATCTTTTGAATAGTTTGGTAACAGGCTTTATACAAAACGTTCCTGTTGTACTTCCTCAAATATTACAATTTGTACAGGATATAGGAACAAATCTTGCACAAAAAGCACCTGAGATGATTTCTATGGGGTTTGATTTATTAAGCCGATTGTTAGATGGAATCATTTCGGCAATACCAATACTTGTAGAATATGTTCCTAATATCATAACGACATTTGCAAACATCATTAATGATAATTTCCCTACAATTTTACAAAAAGGTGCAGAATTGATTTGGCAATTAGTACAGGGATTGATTGGTGCAATTCCAACAATCGTGGCTAATATTCCTCAAATAATCCAAGCTATCGTTTCAGCGTTTATGGCTTTTCAATGGCTCAATTTAGGAAAAAATATTATTAAAAATGTTGGTGATGGTATTAAGGGAATGCTCTCTTGGATAAAAGAATGTGGAAAAGCAATTGTTGATGGTATTAAACATTCCTTTTCTGAAAGTACAAATGTTGGTGTTAACCTTGTTAAAGGTCTATGGAATGGTATTAATTCTGTAAAAGATTGGATTTTAGGAAAAATCAAGGGATTTGGAGATGCTATTTTAAATGGATTGAAATCTTTCTTTGGAATTCATTCACCTTCAAAAGTCATGGCTGATGAAGTTGGTAAATATCTTCCTCAAGGTATTGCAGTTGGGATTGAAGCAAACGCTAAAGATGTATATGATGCAATGAACGGTATTTCAAAACAAACATTGGATTTAGCAAGTGAAGGCTTTGATACTTCACAAAATAAATCAAATTCAAATAATGATGTAAATTATCTATTAGAAATCATTATTAAATTATTGAAGGTAATTGCTGATAAAGGTGATACAGGTAATGATTTTAGTGATAGAGATTTCATTCGTATGTTGAAAAGTTTGGGGGTTGTATTTTCATGAGAGTAAGATATATAAATTCTCAAAATTATAGTGTTGACTTTGTAGATGCAAATATTCTTCCAACAAGTGGCTATCTTCATCAAAGAAAATGGAATACTACAATTGAAAATGACAGTGTTAGTTTAAGTATAGGTAATTATACTTATACAATTACTTTAACATTGAGAGGAAGTCTAAAAGAAAGAAAAGAAACATTGGATAAAATGTGCGACATATTTGAACTTGATTGTATTAATGAAACACCAGGAACTTTGTACTTTGGAGATTATTATATTAAATGCTATATTGTTTCATCAAACACTAGCATTGCTAATATTAATACAAGGACCAATGTAGAACTTGGTATTTTCTGTATCAAACAGGAATGGATCAAAGAGAAGAAATACAATTTGGTTATGTATGATGATAAAAGCAATCAGACAGGTATAAAGAAATATACGTATCGATATCCGTTTTTATATTCCAATCAAAAGGGTGCTGTTCAAGCTGTCAATGATTCATTAGTTGATGCTGATTTTATCATGAGATTTTATGGACCATGTGCGAATCCATATATAAAAGTAGGCAATATTTTATATCAAGTTAACACATCATTGATGGCTGGTGAGTATTTAGAAATAAATTCTACTGATAATACTATTTTTGGTGTTTCAGTTTATGGTGAAAAAAGAAATCTCTTTAATTATAGAGATATGTCTAGAAGCGACTTTTTTACAAAAATACCTAGTGGTTCAAATGTTGTAGGATGGGATGGAACTTTTAAAGCCGAATTGATTATTCTTGATAAGAGAACAGAACCGAGGTGGCTTTAATGAAATTCATATATACAAATGACAAATATGAAGAACTGGGTGTATTAAAAAATTCATCAATTGATTTTGAGATTGGGAAGTATGACGTCGCATCAAATGATTATCAAATGTCTATCTCAATAGGATCATGGAACAGAGAATTTGATAAAGGTTCTCTTTTTTATTGTCAAGAATGTGAATTTGGTGGAATCTTAGATGGTAAAAAAGTAGATACTTCTAAAAACTCAATTACATTTAAAGGCAAGACATTTAGAGGTCTTCTTGAAAAAGAATATGTTCAGCCCCCTGATGGACAAGCCTATTATGTCGCAAATGGAGAAGCCAATCAGGTCATTGATAATCTTATTCATGGAAAATTTAATGATCTTTTTGTTGTCGACAATGTAGGATTAAGTGATATTGTTGTTAATTATCAAATAAGGGATTTGAATTTATTAGATGCACTTGAAAAAATGTTACTTAAGGCGGATATCCCTTCAAAACTAGAAATTACGTTTTATGATAAAAAGGTGCATTTACAAGCTGTTCCCATTGTTGATTTATCAGAATTATTAAGATATGACAATTCTTATGGCATTTCCATGATCTCTGAAAAAGCAATAAGCAAGTATAACCATATCGTTGCACTTGGAAAGGGTGAATTGACCGAAAGAATAAGAGTCAATTTATTTTTGCAAGATGATGGAACATGGAATACAAGTGAAAATGCAAAGTATGCAGGATTGAAAAGGAAAACATATCTTTATGATAATTCAAATGAAGAAGATGAATCAAAATTAATAGAAAGTTCTATTGAAGCGACGGAAAAAACGAATGGCACGGATACTCTTAACATTAACTTTACAACGGATGAAGCTTCTTTGTTTGATTATGTTGGTTCCAAAGAAGAAATAACAGGAATAGAATTTAAAGAACAAATTACAAAAAAAGTTTTAAAGGTAACTATATCTGGTATTATTTCGCATTGCAAATTTGAATATAAGGTAGGTGATTAGATGTGCTAGAAAATATAACATTGAATGAGTCAAATGTTACAGCAAGTATTGATGCTTACATACACCATTGTTTATTTGGATACAATGGTGTTTTTAAATGTGGCCAACAGTTGAAGTGTGAAATCATAAACAATAATCTTTTAAAGATCTATGATGGCTTGTTTATTAATCAAGGAAGATTTTATAGGATTGCACCAGGTTCTTATGAAGAAATAAAATTAGAAAATGGTGTTGTTGGTCAAAAAAGATATGATCTAATCGTATCTCATTTTGAAACAGATGGTGTCAATGAAAAGCATGAAATAAAGGTTATTAGTGGAGAGGGTGAAACTGTTCCACAGTATACAGATAGTGATACGTTCAATGGAGGTACAGTTAGTGAGATGCCTTTATATCTTGTAGAAATTGATGGGATAAGTATTAAAAGTGTTAAAAGTCAATTTGATATCATTCCTAATTTGCAAGAGCTTATTGACAAAATGGTTATGTATAAAGAATAGAGGTGATGATTTTGATTGTTGCTGAAATTATTCAAAAAGGATTGACTATATCCAGCAGTACTAGTGATATTCCATATCAATATAGTGGAAACATTCAAATGCAATTCATCAAGGATGAAGGCTATGATAATTTTAGTGTTATAGGTTTTTATAGAACAAATTATTTTGAAAAAACTCAGTTGTTGGAAATTGATGAAAATGGAGTGTTTTCATTAAATAAAGATGCATTTCAAAAAGATGGATTATTGAATTTATCTTTTCTGTTAGTTAGTGAATTAAAGGAGGTACATCTTGGTGTCGTATCTTTTATTGTTAGATCTACGATAGGAAATGGCAATGATATTCTTCCAGAAGAACGTAAAGAATGGATAAAGATTGTTCGTAGTGAGGTTGACGGTTATTTAAAGTCAATTGATTTAGATGACAAGTTTGATATTATGCAAGATAAAGACTTGGAAAACATATGGAATGAAATTTTTAATTAAATAAATTTATAGAAAGAAAGAGGAAAAAAATATTATGAGTTTTGTAACTGATTCAATTTTAAAAACAGCCTTAGGAAAAATTAAAGCATGGGGCGAAGGAAAATATGTCGCACAAGAAACCGGAAAAGGTTTATCTTCAAATGATTATACAAGTGCAGAAAAAACAAAATTGAGTGGTATTGCTGAAGGTGCCAATAAATATGTGCATCCATCATATACAGCTCAAAAATCAGGATTATATAAAGTTACTGTAGATGCATCTGGTCACGTTAGTGCAACTACTGCTGTCGCCAAAACAGATATTACTGGATTGGGTATTCCAGCTCAAGATACTACTTATGCAGATGCAACAACATCTACACATGGTTTAATGAGTGCTGCTGATAAAACTAAATTAGATGGTGTTGCTACTGGTGCTCAAGCAAACAAAATTGAAAGCGTAAAAGTAAATGGTACAGCTTTAACTCCTGATTCATCGAAAGCTGTAAATGTAGATTTATCTGCTTATGCTAAATCAGCTGATGTAACAAAAGAAATTGCTTCAGCAGTTTCAGGAGTAACTCAAATCGATTACTCGGTCGTTGAAGCATTACCTTCAACAGGTAAAAAAGGTGTTATCTATTTAGTTGCCAACAGTGGTTCAGGTAACAACATCTATGATGAATACATCTATATCAATTCTAAATTTGAAAAATTAGGTTCAAGAGAAATGGATCTAAGTTCTTATGCTAAAAAGACTGATATTCCAACAAAAGTATCATCATTAACAAATGATTCAGGATATCAAACTGCAGCACAAGTAACTTCAGCTATCAACGCTAAATTAGTAGTTATGACTGATACTGAATTAAATGCAATGTGGACTGAATTATTTGGAGCATAATACTAGGAGGTCTTATGCATGAAAGATTTCTTTAAAAGAGTTTTGTTTTCAAATGTAAGTGAGCACGCATCTTCAACAACTGTTTCAGCTAATAGCACTAAGTTTCTAACAAGTGATATTTTAAAAACTTTCATGACAAAGTTAAAAGATACATTTGCTTTGAAATCACAATTAACCTCATTGCAAAAGCAAGTTGGACAGCTTGAAAAGACAGTCAGTGAATTAGAAACTGATTTAAAATCAGTAGTATATTACAAAGAGTAGATTGATTTCTGCTCTTTTTTAAAAGGAGAAAAATATGAAAGATTTTGAAACACGTGAGTGCGTTGTACACACACACACACACGACTTACACAAATTAGAGAAGGTACATCAAAGTGCCTTTTCTCATTCTTTAAAAAGATTGGTGGTGACAAGCATTTAGATTAGTTTTAATCTGAATGTCAACATGCCAAAACTTATTGATAAAGATGGGAATGAATTGCTTAATTTACAAATGTCAACTGATGAGCACTGGACAGGAAAGTACTGGATTGATGGTAAAAAAATTTATCAAAAAATCATTACATGGACTGGTCTAAGCGTTGGAGTAAGCACAATCAATCATTCAATCAATAATTTAAACGAGTTTATTGATTATGAAGTCACATGTTCCAATGGAGAAGATTTCTATAGATTTCCTGTTACTTACTACTCAGGAGGTAATAACGGAACATTCTATTGTACGTATTTCATTTTGAATGTAGATAACATTCGTTTTGCTAACAATTACAGTTGGGCAAATTATAAATTTAAAGCAATTATTCGTTACACAAAAAAATAAAGGCACTAGTATCTTTTCTTATTTGATTTTTATTAAAAGAATTAAAGAAAGAGAGGATCATACAAATGTCAAAAATTAAAAAATTCGTGGGGGGGGGTACTGTTTACTAGCAATATTAAAAACAGTATCCTTTTACCTATTACCTTTGACAAAGGAGGTGCAGTTGAATAGCTGTGCTTCTATAAAAAGAGGTGTTATTTATGGCTAAATTTGTTAATTCCAACGGAGATGAAATCAATGCTGATGCTGTTCTTTGGAGTGGTAGTCATTTTGGCTATGGTCACGATTTAACATTAAATGATGATGCTTTGAAATTTAAAGAGTTAATCATAATTAGTGATAATAGCGCAGTTATTGCACCAATTATTGATGGAGAGATCATATATTCTGGTGTTGTTAACAACTGGACTGTTACTAATATGTCTTTTAAATATAATCAGGCATCAAAACTGTTACACATTGATAATTGTAGATGGACAAATTCATCTAACAATCAAGGTACAACTGTTACTAAAGTCATTGGAAGATATTAGTCATAAATAAAAGCTGTTCCATGATATGGGGAAATTTGTTAAAAATGATGGGACTAAAATTCTAATTGGTACTGTCCTTTTTGATGGTGCAACTCAAAGTGATTTTACATTAACTGATGATATATCTAATTATGACTATTTAGAAATCTTTTATAGAAGTCATAACTGGATAAATCCTAAAAGTACTAGAATGTCATTAAAAGCAGGTGCAAGAGTACATTTATCAGATGTTCATACAACTAATGGTTCTTCTGTTACAGTATATGAAATGACTCTTGTTTTCAGTGGTAAAAATGTTACATTAAGCGGATGTACTAAAGTCATTGGTGGTACGTATATAACTGCAGTTGAAGGAACAATATATCAAGTAATAGGATACTGATTGCTAGCAAATAGGAACTTATGTCTCAATTTGTTAATGCAAATGGAAATACATTATTAAATCTTAAGTTTTCTTTAGAAGAACAGGAAACAGGGATGCAATGGATTGATGGTAAGAAAATATATTGCAAAGTAATACTCGTAAGTGGATTTGAAAGCGAAGATAAATATGTAGCACATAATATATCAGATTTATATAGAGTGTTAAGCTGTGATTTATTTATGAAAATGAGTGACGGAACGAATCACATGATGCCACGTGCACATAAAGATGACGATCATGATGGTATTTCTATTCAAGTGACTAAAACAAATTTAATATTACAGGTCGGTCAATCAAATGGTTTTGCTGATGCGACAGGGTATGCGATACTGAAATATATTAAAACAAATTAGGAGTGAAAAGTGTATATGAAAATTAAAGATATTTTAAACAGTAGAAATGTATTGATAAAGTTAAATAATACATCAGGAATATCAAGTATTGCTGCTTTTTATATTGGAAAGAACATAAAATTATTAGATGAAGAATTGAAACTCTATAATGATGTTCGCATAAAAATTTTAGAGAATTCTGCTAATAAAGATGAAGATGGGGTACCAATCATCAATGAATCAACACTTCAATATGATATTTCAGATGATAAATTACAAATTGCTTTAGAAGAAATTGAAGAACTTCAAGATGAAGATATCAACATTGATATTAGAAAGGTAACTGTAGAAGATATCAATAAAGCTGAACTGACTCCTAGAGAGTTAATGTTAATTGAGTTTATGTTAGAAGTGTAGAAAGAGAGGGAAATGAATATGGATCTAAGTTTCATTACAGGTTATTTTGTACCAGTAGTTATGGCTGGGTGTTTAGCAACGGGATATGTTGTAAAAAAATGGATTAAGGATGTTGATAACAAATACATCCCAACAATCGTGTTTATTGAAGGAGCAATTTTAAATTGTATTGTTATGAATAATACTACAGTTGAAACTATTGTAGGTGGTGCAATTTGTGGGTTAGCATCAACGGGACTACATCAAGCTTTTACACGTTTGATTGAAAATAAAGAAAATTAGAGGTGTATATATGCAAGAAATTTTGATGCAAACATATACTATTGCTTTGCCTGTTGTATTAGGCTATATTGTTTGGTTATTACAAAATCAAAAGAAGTCACGTGATGCTAATTCACGAGGGACTATGCTTCTTTTAAGAGTACAATTGATTGAATATCATTCCAAATATACAAAGAGAGGAAATATTCCAAGCTACGCATATGAAAATTTTAATGAAATGTACAGTGCTTATCATGATTTAGGTGGCAATGGAATGGTAACTCACATGAAAGAAGAAATAGATCAGTTACATTTTAATAAAAATGAAGAGAGCGAATAGCTCTCTTTTATATTACAAGGAGGAAAAACAATGAAATTTGAAAAAGCATTTAAACTTATGCAAAACGGAGAAAAAATCAAACTTCCATCATGGGGTGGATATTGGTATTGGGACAATGAAAAGAAAACAGTCATTATGCATACCAAAAAAGGCGAAGAAATGGATATTAGAGAAACTGAAAGAGTTATTTATACGTTATCTAATATTCTTGATGATGGATGGATTCTTGCTGATGAAGAAAATTGTCCTGAATTAGGTGGAGAAGCTACTTTTGGCTTTGATGAAGCTATTAAGTATTTAAAACGTGGAATGAAAGTGAAACGTAAAGGATGGAATGGCAAAGACCAATACATTGAACTTGCTACAAATGTATCATTCAAAACACCTAATGATGAAGTTGTTAATGTAGATCATGCGGATATGGGCAACAAAGCAATTGCTTTTCATGGCACAAGCGGTGTGCAGTTAGGATGGTTAGCAAGTCAAAGCGATATGTTATCAGAAGATTGGACTTTTGTAGAAGAAAATTAGGGAGGAAATAGCATATGAGTTATGTTATGAAAGAACATTTAGCGAATAAAGCTAATTATGGTTCAAAAAGAGATTTATCAAAAATTAAATATTTAGTCATTCATTATACAAGTAATGATGGTGATAGTGATGAAGCTAATGGTAATTACTTTGCGAATAACATTGTAAAAGCATCAGCACATTATTTTGTTGATGATGATTCAGTTACACATTCAGTTCCAGATGATTACGTAGCGTATAGTGTTGGTGGTAAGTGTCAATCGGCTCATCATCCAATGTATCAAATCATCACTAACAGTAATTCATTGTCGATTGAAATGTGTGATTCCAATAAAAATGGTGTTGTTGAAATTACCGATAAGACATTAGAAAATGTATATGCATTAGCACGTGCGTTGATGAAAAAATATAACATTGATATTGATCATGTTTATCGTCATTATGATGTAAATGGTAAATTATGTCCTAATTGTAATGGACTTTTAGATGACAATGTTTGGAAAAATTTTAAAAATAATATTGTTAATTCAACTGTTGGAAATCTAGGGACATCTACTGCTACTCCATCTGCTGCTAAAAATGATAACTTAGACAGTTTGATTGCAAGAGGTCAACAACATTCAATCAACTTTACAGGTCATTCAATTGCAACTGATGGCGCATATGGTCCTAAGACTCAAGCAAATATTGCTAGATGCTTCCAACATGCTATTAATTTAGATTATGGTGCTAAATTAAAAGTAGATGGTGCTTTTGGTAAAAATAGTAAAGCTGCTTTAGGTCAACATTATGTCAAACGTAAAGAAACTCAATACCTTGTTACAGCAGTAGAAATTGCATTAATGTGTAGAGGATATGATCCATCTGGTGTTGAATGTCCAGGTAAGTTTGGAAGTGGATTAGAAGCAGCAGTAAAACAATTCCAATCAGATAGAGGATTGAAAGTTGATGGAATTGCAGGAAGAAACACCATTTTAAAATTAATTGGATGTTAA